TTGTTGTAGGCAGCCAGATCAACTCGCGCACGTAGCAAGGGATCGAGCTCCCCTGTAGCAAAGTTGGTGGTGAATTCTACAAAGCGTGGCATCAGTTTCTCACTGCGATAAGGCTGTAATCTTCAATAATTCGGACCGGGTTATTCTGGCCATCAATCTGCATAGCGGTACGCATGTACCCACCACGGCCATTTTCAGAGATGTCACCAGTGGCCACGCGCTGCCACTTGGTAGATTTGTCCTGCTGTTCTGTGATGGTCTCAGCAATGTGCCAAGCCACCATGTATTTAAGCAGCTGCACAAAGTATTGGGGCATAGCGTACTCGGGCACGCTGAATTGGTAGTCGATAAAGACGCTGGTCAGGTTGGTGAGCAGCTTGTCGCCTTGGATCTCCCAGTCCTTTTGGACAGGGCTACCGGGGTTGGCGCTGTTGTACACGGCGCGTGGGTTAGCTAATTTGTCGCCCGGCAGCTGATACTCATAGCGCCAGACAGAATTTGGGGTGGTGATCAGCTGGGCCAGCTGCACCTTTTTCATGCCAAAGCTCCATGGGTACGTAACCAACACAGAGTCTCTGATATCGGGATAGAGTCGGTCACACACGCTGGACTCATCGGTGCCATCGTTAAATGACGAAATAGCCTTGGCTCCAATTAGAAGCAAGGCATCAGAGCAGATTGATACACCAGTGTCGCCAGCAGCCATTTGAGCCTCTCAATGTAAGAAAGGCCACCCTCCGAGAATCCCCAGAAAGTGGCCTAGCTCACTGACCATTAATTAGTCAGTGTCAGTTGCGCTTACGGTTGTACCGTCAGCAATGTCAACCACACCAGCTGAAGACACAGCGTTAACGTAAGTCAACACTAGGCTAGGCGTAGTAGAGTCATAGACAAAAATAATGTCGCCGACTTTTAACAGCGATGCAATGCTGTCAAAGTAGCTCACAGTGTTAACCGTGGCTTGGGTATCTGCTGTTTTGTACAGATACATTGATGGTGCATTGCCAGATTTGGCAGCGCATACGGTTACAAAACCAGTGCTTGAAAATGCCATGTCAGTCTCCTAGATTAAGATTCGCGGCAGGTAATCTGAACGATACCTTCTGCGTCAATGGCAACAGCACCAGCACTGAAGACTTCATTCACCAACCAAGATGTCTTCTCGGCGATGTAGTTGATCTCAGTACGCATGGCAATACCTTCACCGTAGCCGATTGCATCCTTGTGGAACGCAAAGCAAACGCGGTCAAGAGAACTGTCGATGGCCAAGCCACCTTCAGAACGATCACCCAGCACATGGAATGTAAAGCCCAAGTAGGTATTGATCTCGCCCTGCACCAGCGCTTTAACGCTGTTGAAGTCTGAGCTCGTTACGCTTGTCTCGGACAACAAGTTGGCCAAGCCGTTTGCATGGATAACAATGTGGCGGCCATCTGGCGCTACGTTGTTTTTGTCCAACAGGCGTTTTGCTTCGCGGAGCTTGGCAATGTTCATGTTGGTAGTTGCACCACCAATGCTGTTTGCAACTGTCAAGCTAGTGCTTGAATTTGCGAGAGCATCAAGGACCATTTGGTCTTGGCGGCGGCCCATAGCACCAGCAACAACTTGAACGAGCTCTTGACGCTCATCAAAGTTGACTTTAGCTTGGGAGAAAATGTCAGAGTACTCAGCAGCGTTGTAATCAGCAAGAGTCAAAGTGACAGTGCTGAATGCTACGTTGAGAGGGGTGACATCAGTTTGTGGTACACGCAGGGTTGCAACACCCTTGCCCACTTTAGGGAACTTAACAGTAGAACCTTCGACTCCACGACGCTGGCGAACCGCCGGAACAAGCATTGCTTTACCTTGGTAGGCTTGCTTTACTTCCGCGTCAAAAAGAGTAACAAAGGCGTTGGATAGTGAAACGCTCATTTGATTTACCTCATTGGTTATTAATACAGGGTTCTCGCATCGGTGAGCCTGAAAACAGGGCCATTACTTGCTGGTTGCGCCAGCCACTCGTCAGCATCCGCTGCGGTAAGGGTCTGTTGCCAGATATGCCTTGCTAACATTATATATACCATTTTTCTTTAGTGGTCAACTATTTTATTTGTAATACATAAAAAAAAGACCCAGCCGAAACTGGGTCAATTGGCAACTGCTTACCAAGGAGAATTATTTAAACTGGGATTGAAACATTTTCTCAACCTTGTTTCTGTACCCGGGATCAGTCTTGTACTTAGGATCATTGACCATCTGATACAAGTCATCCTTGCTGGGTGCGCCTTCAAGCTGCATGCTCTGGGTTGGGACCCGGCCCTCGTAGGACTCCCGGATCTTCATCAGAGCTGTAATGCCGCGAGCTGTACCGCCCATGATCTTAAACTCTTCAAAGTCATCTTTGGACCAGACACCCTTATTGACCAGCCCCCGGGCCCAGTCAACCATACCATTGACAATGGCACCACCGTTTGGCCCCAGCTGCTTCATCTCAGCTGCCGGGTCAACCATCTCACCAGTCATAATTTCTCTGGCCTGAGTCTGCAGATTGCCAACCAAATCATCAAATGCCGCTTGAGATAGGCCATTATCCTTGGCCCAGCTGGACAGTGTCCCGGCCATTTGATTGGTTTCAGCCTGTTCACCAAAGAGCTTTAAGTCATATTTCCCATCGGCTGGGGCTTTATGCTTGCCTTGGGAGATCTGCTTACGCAGGTCTGTCCAGCTCTTGGCGATGCCTTCCAAGTCTGGCTCGTTGGCATCTTTTTTCCAGAAGTTCTCTGGCCAGAAGTCTGGGCGCTCCAGTGGATCATCAGGTGTGGCGGCAGCTGGTACAGCTGATGCGGTAGCCTTGTGATCTATTTCAACCGCTTGTGGGTTATCTGGTTTGGTTTCGTCATTCACTTGCACGTTGTCAAGTAGGCCGGAGGTTCCGGGCTCAACGGTTGCTGTGTCGGTCATAGTTTCCTTGCTGTGTTAATCCGTACCTCGATGTCCCTCACCACCGTTCTTTGCCCTTCGGAAAAGAATGCGTATGAGGGGTCTGTGCCCGGTACGGCGATGGGCACATTCACATACATGTCGCGCAGCCACTGAAGCAACTTCTGGCCATCCTCTGACCCAAACACTCGCAGGGTAAGCCGGGCCAAGTCTTCGCGCTTTTGGTCAACCTCGCGGATATCGCTTGGCTGGCCAATGGCATCTAGCTCATCCCAGCTCATACTGGCATACCTTGTGGGGCTGGCATGCCACCCGGCGCACCACCTTGTGCTTGGGCTTGCATCATCATGGCTTGGCCAATGGCTTGTTTCTGTTGTTCGTTACGCATCTCTTCCATAAGTACTGCACGCTCTGGGGCTGTGTTACGGACCGAGGCAGGCACACCCAGCTTGTCGGCCAGATAGTCCACCATAACGTCCATCTTGAGCGCCAGCTGGCCATCGGTGCCTAGGTTCTGGCTAAGTTGCATGAACTGCATGATTGAGTTAACCTCTTCCATGTTCTGCGCCATAGCCAACGGTGCCACAGGGGTAACCTTGACCTCTAAACCGTTGACACGCAAAGGCATGTCAATCATTCCGCGTTCATCCATCACCTCAAGGATCTTGGAAGTGATCGGGATCATGGTCTCATTGATCAGTCGGCCAAAGGCAGAACCAAGGTTCTGGGCCAGCTCTTTCATGCGCTCAACAATCTCTGTGGCAGACCGTGCGCTCATGTTGTCTGGTGGCAGTGACTCATCCAACAAGATCTTTTTAATGTTCCCGCGCAAATCATTGATCACCAGCTGGCTGACGTTGAAGTCACCAGAGCGTGGCAAAGGCAGCAGGGCTGGACCCTGTGATCCACCATTGCGAGCCACCGGGATAATGGCACCCGGCACAATCTTGACTGTGTTGGGGTTAAGCACGCCATCGTCAGCAGCTGTATATACACCAGCCACAGCCAAAGATGCATTCTTGAGCAGCAGCTCAATGGTCTTGTTTAGGGTCTTGATGTCTGGCAAAGCAGTCATCAGTGGGCCACGTCCGTAGATCTCTCCGGCCACCTTCATGTAGCGAGAGATAACCCATGGGCTCATCTTTCGGCGGCGGTAGACCAGCTCCTGCTTGGTCACCTTGTCGATTACGTGATAGCAGTAGTCACCGCGCTTGTGGTCATAGATGGTGGCCTCAAGCAACTCGATGTCATCGGTTGGCTTTTGCTCAATGCGGCGCTGCATCTCTTCTGGGATCTCAGCGTCTGGCCACTGGCGCTGGATGGATTCACCTTTCATTCGCATGCGGCGATAAACATTGTCCACTTGGCCGTTGGCTCCCTCCTCGTAGCTCACCAAGAACAGTGGCACAGGGATAAAGTTAAGGGGCTGGACATCATCCCCGGGCTGCACCATCATGCAGGCGGTGCCCACAGCCAGATCCAACAAAAACTCGCCCATGGCAATGTCAAAGTTAGACTGGTTTAGCATGGTAAACATCTTGTCTTGGTAGACCTCAAGCACGGCCTGCGCCTGCTGCTTACGATCTGCCGGGATGTCTGATCCAGCCTCTAGCTTGGCCCACTTGCGCTGGGGTGGGAACACTACAGACTGCAGCCGATTGGCAAAGCGCTGGGTTGAATTGATGGCAGTCGAGTCAAAAACACGCTGCATTTTCTTTGATCCAGTAGATCCACCCTCCCACACGCCATAGAGCTGGCGCTGGGGCAGGGCAAACTCGTAGGCATCTTGGTACAGCTGCTGGAACTCATCCTTTTTTGACTGAGCAGACGCTTGACGCTTCATAATCTGCTCTGGCGTTAGACGCATTCCACCGGGTGTGTTTTTATATTCCATGATCATCTTTCTTGGTTACTCGTACCACTCAAGCTGCAAAGATGCTGCGTGCGCGGTGCCATTTACGTTGGTCAATCTGAACAAATAGTTAGTCAATGGCTTCAATACATATTCCAAAGATCCAGCAGAAGCTCCGCTAGATTTTTTACCAGATCCACCGGGAATAATTTGAGCAACCAGCGTGTCGCCAACAGATGTAACGGTTGGGTTTACAACCATTGCAACTTGGCTGACGTTGCTTACGGCATAGTTGCGGTTTCTGTTTATTGGGGTAAATGCAGTGCCACCAGTTGTGGTTGTGTTTTCATAAATGTACAACTCAGCGTCACCTAAACACATTCCATCAATAGTTACATGCGGAAACACGCCAGATGGGGATGCCATCACAATGTTAATGCTTGCAGCTGCAGCCAATGGCGCTGAGTCAGGCGCAATCTTGTACGCATAGTAGGCACGGCCATCATGGTTGCGCTGGTGGTTGACATCAATTGTGATTGCAGGCGCATCAGCGCCAGCCACAACCTGAGTGCCAGCATTGTTCTTTTGAGTTAAGACAACATGCCGGGCATTGGTTGTGTCTGACTCACGTAGGACGTTAAGAACAGCCATCAGTCTTCTTCTGCCTCATCTTGGATCGGACCACCAACAAGCCATGCATCACATGTGCGAGTGTCAGCGCACTTAAAGTGCAGCAGCTCACAGTAGCCAAGGCCAGCAGACTCAACGACTTCATCGTCATAGCCAGCCTCTTGCTCTGGCCGCTTGGCTTCAATGCCTGCCTTAATGCAATCCATCATTTGGCTGGTAACAATAAACGCAGAGCAGTTACCACAGCGCATGCCCATGGCCTCGGCTTCGCTGGTGTTGAGCATGATTGATTTCTTTAACCAGAAGACACGGTTGTTGGCGGTGTCATCAGGATTGGCCGGGCCATAGCCGTAGTGCTCAAAAGCAAAGTTGCGAGCCTTGAGGTTTTCTGCCAAGTCGCGTGTAGCAATTGGGCAGGAATACTCCTCAACTTCCAGCTCAACGTCATCAAGCATTGTGCGGTGGGTTGCCATCATTTGCCCTTCTTTAGTCGGTCAGCTTCGCTCATGGCAATGGCCACGGCCTGCTGGCGGCTTCCTACTTTGTCGCCACTGGAGCTTTTGAGCTTGCCAACTTTGTATTCACGCATGACTTTGTGAACCTTGTCTTGCATCTTAGATTTTGTGTCTTTCATTACGCTGCTCCTGATAAAAGTGGTCTAGCTGACTTGCGAGATACCGCGCTAATACGTGCAGACTTGCGCTCACCGATCTCACGCTTAAAGCTACCCTCTGCTTCTTTGCGTCTTTCATCAAACGCTGTCTGGTCAAAGCTCTCAACTTCAGGCGCAACAGGGATGTCTGGTGCTACTGGCGCAACTTCTGCAAATCTAGGGATGGCTTTGGGTGTGTAGATTTCGTATGGGACCTGCTCCGTCTGGCCTAAAAGCCAGCCTTGGTAGTTTGTCTTCTTTTGAGTTTTATATCCAATTGTTGTAGTGATTGGATCAGCTTTAATGCTTTCAACAATCTTGTTGTATTTGTCTAAGTTGCTTTGATAGGTGGATTTTTGCGACTCATACATTGGAACTGCAACATCTTTGTACTGTGCAATCTGGGCTTCGTATGGCTGCATCTTTTCAGTTACGCCAGCTTGGTAAGTCTGAAAAGACTTTTCGTATTCCCCAGTAATACCAGCAATACTGCTTTTGTATTGCTCTGCCAAACGGCCAATGTCAGAAGTGCTGCGCCGCGCCATCTTGCGCTGTTTGAATTCTGGTAGCGTAGCCATTATTGAATCCTCATTCCGCTACTGCCAAGGTCAATTGGCACGCCCAGCTCTGCATCCATACGTTCAGCAGAAAGAAGTGATCTCCGGCCACCGCGAGTGCGAGCTTTTAAAGCAGACGCTTCAGCAGCTGCAGCCTTCTTGCGCTCTTCGTCTGCAGCAGCCTGCACTTCCTTGGCCTTGCTTTCCATCTCCAGCTTGTTGGCTGCGTAGTTGGTCTGCGATGCTTGGAACTGCTCACGCGCAGTGTTGGCCTGCTGCTCAAGTGATGCGCCTTGCTTTGCATACTCAGCAGTCTGCCGAGATAACTCAGCACGCATGGCTGCTTGGTCAGATGACTGCTGCAAAAGTGCTGTTTGCTGATCTCTTTCTGCTTGCTCTCGTGATTTACGAGCTTCACTTGCGTTATAAGCAGAACCTAAAAAAATTGCACTTGCGATCCAAATAGGCATGATTAACCTCCAATTAAAACTTCATCAATTTTGCTTATGTCTGTCTCATCAGTTGCATGAATACAGAACCAAGCGCTATCTTCGTGAGCAGTTATCTTGTGGTGCTTCCCTGCCAAGATATTTATGCACGTTGGTGCCGTGTATTCTGTTTCAACCCCTTGGATCTCGACAGTTACACGGCCCTTGGCCAATATGCTTAAGTGGTCATAGGTGTGAGCATGACTCACTGCAAAGTGGTCAGCAGGCAACATCATCTGTTTGGCATACAAACCAGAAGAGAAGTGGTGAATCACACCCAGATCAATTTCAATCATATGCAAAGGATTCTATTGGGTTTTGTACTAAACGCAACTCTGTATATCGCTCCGATATGCTCACGCAAATACGTCAAATTCCGTATTGGCGTTTGACTGACCCATGGGTCTGCCGCCAAGCTGGTGGGTCCGGGTCATCCGGTTGTACTCACCACCACCCAGCATCAGGTATCCAAAGCTATCGCCAATGTGTGAGTGCTCGTTCTTGTTTGGCGCGTCCCGGAACCGCTCCTGCCCGGCACCAACCGCTATACGCTTGAAGTGATAGCCCCCGGCCAGAGACTTTCTCAGCAACTTGCACTCCCGGTTGACAATAAGACCGGGCTTGCCGTTGATCAGCCTTTGCATGGGCGCAGCGGACGCTTCCCGGCGCACCTTAAAGTCATTGCTGGCCGTGGGCTGGGCTCTCAGGCCCAGTGTCTTCAGGTAATCAAAGGCGGTCACCTCGTAGATGGCATCTCTGGCCATACCAGCCGGGTCGCCCCAGATCATTACTTGGTGGTTTGGGTACCGTTGGTTGAGCTCGGCCAGCAGCTGGGTGCCAAAGCGTTCCAGCCCCATGTCAAAGGTGACGATTTCCTGATGTATCACCCACCTTCCGTTGGGCAAACGCTGGCCAATCGTGGCCGCAGGGGTCAATCCAAAGTCCAGCCCCACCTGAATGGGCACATTCGGGTCAATGTCGGTGTCGCCAGACATGGTTGAGTCTTCATATTCTGGCCAGACTGGCCTGCCCTCTTGCACGTAGGTGTACTCACCCCCGGCGTAGCAGCGGATCCAATCCAAATTCTTGCCCATCAGCATTTGCTGGTAGTAGCCGCCCGGCAGGTTGTGGATATTTTCAGCCTTGGGGTTGACCTTCCACCACTTACCAGACGCAAGGACATGATCGTTGGCCTCTGGCATGTCTGGCAGGTCTTCAACATCCACCGGGACCACGCCGCCGGGCTGCTTAAAGAACTTCCAAGCGTATGGCCCGGTCATCTTTTCCTTTTCAGCCATCCGGTGCCACCAATGGTCATCATCCATCGGGTTGGTATCCATCCAGATACCGTGCCACGTAGCCCCACCGTCTCGCTTGGTAGGGTAGCGGCCAACCCGGTGGGTCAATCCATCAATCACAGCCTTGGGCAGCTCACGCGCCTCGTTAACCCAAGCCCCTGTGAGCTCAAGGGACAGCAGCTTGCGAACGTCCTTGGGCTGATCAAGCGCCAAAAAGATCACTTCGCAGTCAATCCCTGCCGCGTCACCCCGGGCAGGCAGCCGGATGTGGTGAGTGATGGGCGGTGTCCACAGCATGGGCCCAAAGGTAGCCTCTGGGAACAGGTCCAGCCATGTCTTAATGGTGGTTGTCTTCAGCATGGGGTAGCTGTTTCGGACAATAGCCCAGCGCGTGTACCTGATGTTATCAATGGCCGATGGCTTCTGCTGCACGGCCTTGATAAAGATCTTGGCCGCACACCCATAGCTCTTGCCGGACCCCACCGGGCCCATGATGCCCTGCACAAAGTTCTTAGACTGGATGAAGTCATAGATGACAGGCGAGTCGCTGAAGTCGAGGTTTAACCCGGCGACAGGCACGCTCTTGTCTGACTGCTCTTTCGTTCTGGACATATCAATCCTTCGGTTCTGGTGGTCGTGGCGGCACCACGTTGATGTCAATCACACTCGGTTTATCGTTGTCATCGGGGCTGTCTAGCAGTCCACTGGCCTTGGCCAGCAGTCGCAACACCCCAACCTTGTCGTACAGCTCAATGTCCAGCGTGGAGAAGGCGTTACCGTCTGCGTCCTTGCGGGTGCTGACCTTGATCGACTTGATCGCATGCAGCGCGTGCTCGGGTATATCGTGGCTGGCCTTGACCTTCACGTTGCCTTGGTCATCCCAAGTCATGATGTCGGTCAGCTTAGTGTTGGCCATAGAAAGCAGCGCGTAAGCCACCGCCTCCTTGTTGGCCACCAAGGTAGTGCTGCGGTCCAGTCTGCGCTGGACAGACCGAACCCCACCCCAGTTGGTCAGGGGAGGGATCACCGCAGACGGTTTAGGCTGTCTAGTGGCCATCAGAATGGAATGTCATCATCTGACAACTCAAGCGGAGCGGGTGCCTGCCGGACCGGGGCTGGGTAGGATGGCTGGCCATAGCCACCAGAAGGCGCTGGCTGGCCCTGCTGCTGTACAAGGTCACCAATGCTCAGTGATATCCACTTAGCCCCAGCTGCTGTGGTCTTGGTCCAAGCGCTGATCCACCTGACCTCACCGTTGGGCAGCATGACCTTGCCCTTGAGGCCGGGGTGGCGCTCTTCGGTCTTGTTGTCATTCTTAAACAGGCTGCCTTGGCCAGCTCTCATCTCGTATGGTTTGCCGTATGTCATCTTAGTTTCCTTCAGGTTGATTATCGTTTAGGTTGAAAAAGTAGGGAAAATTTCTGGGGGACCCCCGATACGTACACGGAGGGGCGGGGGGGCAAGGGGTCGCTTTTTGAACAGACCATGGACGCACCTTTGATACCCCACGTGATGGCATTCCTACTATATGTAGGGCCGCCTCAAGGCAGACACCCCTCTGTACAGAACCCATACGTTGGTATGGCAATTTGACACGGTTGATACAAGGGCCTACAGCAGGCTTTAGGGTCTGTTGGCTACCCATGTACCACCCATGTCCAGATCGTGGCTTGTAGGTACCATCCTGTGCGTTTAAATGGCATTGGATCATGACGCATCTGCCTGCAACTGCCTGATCCCTGCCATCAAGGTCGCGGATGTGGGTGTGATGCCCTCGCCTTGGTACAGGGGCATCAATGTCTCTAGACCTTGCTCGATAGCCTCAACTTCAATTCCTTCGCGCATTAGACTTTCAACTTCCAAGTTGTTTAGAACTGTATTTAGATATCTTGTATTTAAATAACCTTCTTTAATACATAACTCCTTAATACTGTGTTCCCCCCGTTCTGTACAACCTTGTATGGTTGTGCCACCAACGTCATTTGGTTGTGCGAGAGGAAAGTTATCCACAGGCTGTGGTTGTGGCTGTGGTACAACCTTCAGAGGTTGTGCGTGAGTGCCTTTGGGTCTGCTCTTCTGGGTCATTGACTTCATCTCCTTGACTGTTCTAGTTGCGTCATGCTTTGGCATGGTGTTGATCCTCGTTGGTTGTTGCTTGAGTGCTTTGCTGATTGCTTGGGCGACTCTGCGTTGGCCCTCTCTGTCTACCTCTTCCTGCTCTCTCATCTGTTGCTCCTTCATGTATGGTGCCCTCGTGTCCTCGATGGCGCTGGTGATGCTGACTGCATCCTCTGCACTCACTGATGGGTCATATATCACTCTCCAAGTAGTGTGCGAGTAGCCCGGCACAGGCCGCTTGAGCACCTCTATGTACTTGGCCTTGGTCAACTTAACTAAGTGCTTGCTGATGGCCTGCTGGGTCACTCCTAGCTTGTCTGCGAGTGCCTTCTGGCTCACCCAAGTGATGCCAGACCTGTTCGCATAGCTGCAGATCAGGACCAGAGCTCTCATCATGCCCAGTGTCAGCGTGCTGTCAGTGCACGCACGGATTGGGATCACGGCCAGCCTGCGTTGGTCTGGCAGCGCTTCCTTCTCAATGATGCGCGGCTTCTTTGGCAGCGCAAAGGCAATTGGTTCAAGCATGGCGTTCATCTCACGCCTTGCAACACTTTGTCTAAAGTAAATGGTGCATGCTTCCTGACATCAGAGATGTTGCCGTTTAGCTCTGGCTTGAGTACGTGTATGTAGAGTGACTCCAAGTTATCAAGCAAACCCTTATCGCAGGCTACGAAGGCAAACCGATCAAAGTCTTTGTCTTGGTGCTGGGCGATCCTAGAGTAAACATTCACTGACTGGCCAACATAGACAACCTTATCGCCCTTAACTAGAAAGTAAACACCTGTGGCTCGCTTCCATTTGGATGCAGAGTCCACAATTTCCTGCTCCGATAGCAGTGTTTTGTTTGTCAGTTCTACAGCTCTTTTGCTTAACAGTTCCATCCTTTCCAAGCGATCACGGTTCTCTTCAAGAACGCGAATATTGTCGTACAGGCCATCCCTATAGATGATTGCGTTGGCTCTCAGGCGATCAGATTCCTCTTTGTTGCGGCGGCGTGTGGCGTGAGCTTTTAAGGCTATTGCCTTTCTCTCTTCTGCCGTTTTGTTTTGCATGTGGTGTGTTGCGTTAAACATGACATTCATCCTTTGCTATTTTTCTCATGTGTTGCCTGACTCTCTGTTCTGCCCCAGCCCCATAGCGCTTCTCCACAGCTGCAAGGTGCCTGTCCACCAGCGCCTTGTCCTTGATCACAGCCCATGTGGCCAGCAGCTCGCGTGCTACAGCCATCTCCAAGATGGTCC